CGTCACTGACTCCGAGTTGCCGCGCAAGCTCCCCCAGCGCCTGCGGGTCGCGCGACGCCAGCATGCGCGCGCTTTCCGCCAGCATTTCACGAAACGCCGCGGGATCGCTCTGGTAGAGCCGCGCAGCTAGGCCTGACCGCGCGCCGCTATCCCCGCTGAAGTAAGCCGCGTCCAGCGTGGCCACGTCCTTCGCCGCCTCGCGCCACTGGCGCGCTTCGGCGGCAGCCGCCGGCTGCGTCTCGAGCTGTTTCAGCCAGGCAGGCTCGCCCTGCGCATTCGCGCCAGCCTTTTCAGGCACGCTCGACCTTACGCCAGGTGGATCTGGCGCAGGCGTATTGGTGTTGTCGAGTCTCGCAGGGGCCGTGGACATCACGGCGCCCTGCGAGCTAAAAGAAGTTTCTACAGCTTCCCATTCATCGCCAAAATCCCCAGAAGCTCCGACAGAACCAGCGGGAGTTCCCTGTGCTCCAACGCCTCCGCTATTTTGCAAAGTCTCGAGATCGAGGTCCAGAATCTGTTCGTCCGTCATACCTGCCGTACGCGCCGCCAGCGCGCTTGCACTGCTTCCCTGCTCCATTTTTCCTCCAACCAAGTTCGATTTAAACGTAGCGCTGCGGTCTTCAGCGCGGCACAACAGAGCCGGCTTTGAGCGGCGCAGCTTGTGCCTGCTGCCGTGCGAGTGCCGCGGCGTGTTCCGCCGCGTGCGCGCGTACATTGGCAAAACCCGCGGGATTCTGGGCGCGCGCAATCTGCCCGGCGTCGGAACTCGCCCACCGCCGGCACTCCTCGAATTCCGTCGCGTGATCGTCCAGCAACTCATCCACCGGCACCGTAGATCGAACTGCGGGCAGAGGGCCGGGCGTGTCTTCCGCGCCCAGCGGAGAAGTTGTGGCACCCAGGCCGAAGTCCCCGGTAAGGGGAGCTTCGGCCGTTAAAGAAGTCTTGTCGATCCCGGTGAGGCCCTGCGGCCCCGCATGAATGGGGTTGTCGAACGCCGCAACGTCGCCGATAAGGCGAGCTTGCGGCGAAAAAAGAGGCCCGGCCGTCAACAAAGCCTGAATCTCGCGTAGCTGCTTATTGCGCGCGTCGTCCCCCGGCACGACGAGCTCGCTCAAGCCCACCAGCGACTTGATGAACCCGAGATTGGCCGGCTCGCGCAGAGCGGCCTGAATGGTCGGATCGGGATTAGTCATCAGCTGTTGCAGCACGGCGCGCTGCTGCGATTTCAGGCGCGGGAACGTCTCGTCCGATTCCGGATGCGCCTGGATATTGCCTTTCAGGTTGGCCAGGCGGATGAACCGCGCCTCGAATTCGCCGCCCGCGCCGAGAAACGGAATCTCCACATCGCTGGGGCGGCTTTTGCGGAAGCAATCCACCGCCAGCAGCATCACGTCACAATAAAAAGATTTGAGTCGCCGCCAAACGAGTCCCAGCCGCCCGAGCGCCTGATCGCGAGCCATCGCGTAGCCGCTCGCGGTCTTCACGTTTTCCATTTCTCCGCCAAACACGGCCGGAAAAAGTCCCGTGAGGAATTGGGCGATGGGCCCGATCAGGTCTTGCTGATGTCGCAGCATGTCCGGCGGCACTTGCGCCGGTGCCGGCTGGAAAAACCCGTCCGCCAGAGACATCCCCGGCCTCGCCCGCGCCGGATAATGAGCCGCTGGCTCCGCGGTTTGATTCGCGAGCGCGTCAAAATCGAGCACCTGCGGATCCGCGTAGATCGGCGGCACGCCGTATTCGTAAGTCTCGGCCTGAATATTGGAAAGCGTGTTGTATCGCTCCTGCACTTCGATCAGCGAATCACCCACGCTCGGGCGATTCTGCCCATCGCCGGGCAGTGCATGCATCACGCGCCAGCAATCGTCCATCGATTCATTGCGCGATTCGCAGTAAGTCTCGCCGGCGAATGCCACGTAACAGCCATCGGGAAATAGCCGCAGAAGCTGATCGCGCACCGAGGCGTCTTCAATGGAATAAAACGCCCACGGACGAATCCACGTGCGCGAAAACGTGATCAGATTGAAAAGCGCGTCGCCGGGATGAATTGTCGGCATGCCCTGCGAGACGGCGATGCGCGTCGCCCGCGCATAAATATCGTCCGCTGCTTGCGAGCCGCCCATCTGAATCTTGTCGGCCGCTTGCGGAAAGGCGGCCTTCAGCTTCGCGCGGTGCACTTCCATCTGCCATTGCAGATACGGGAACTCGTACTGCTCGTTGGCCCACACCGGCGTGTTCAGCTCGAGTCCGCCGACGATGGAAATCACTTCCTGGCCGTTAGCCACGCGGCGCGTGCCGACATTTTGCGGCACCGGCACCAGCGGTGCCGGTCGAAAGTCGTTCGCGCCGAGCGTCGCGCCGCATTTCGCGCACATCGTCCCTGCGAGAAACGATTTCGCTGCAGGGCCGCCCTCTTTTGTAGCCCAGGGCGCTCCGGCGCTCCCGGGGTCCTCAAGCCGCGCCGCCTTTGCGTGCGTTGGGGTGGCATTCGGGCGCCCTGGGGCTTCTTCCTGCGCATTTGCGCTCGTCGAATCTTCGCCGGCTTCGCTTTCCGCCCCGCACTTCGGGCACACATATGCGTCACGCCCCAGCCGAACCCACCGCTCTTCGAGCAGCAATTCCTCGCGCCATCCGAAGCGCTGCCCGTCGGCAACGTAGCGCACGTAGCCGCCGATTTTGCCGTCCGTCCACAGATAAAATCCCACACCAGTGAGCAGTTGCTGCACGCGATTGTTTTGCTCGATCAGGTCCGCCACTTGCGATGCGGCCTTGGCTGTCTCGATATCGGCTTCGCTCAGCGTCGATTGCGGATAGAAACGCGTGGCCGGCACGTCCTGGCTGATCACAGAGACAAACGACAGCCCGAATGCCTGATACAAATTCGTAACGAACTGAAACCGCGGCATCTCTTCCAGCGCCGAATCGTCATAGATCTTCGCTTCCCACGGCAGGTGCCAATTCATGTCCTGCGGATTCCACCAGGCGTATTGCAGCCCTTGCCAGAAAAGCCGCGCCTGGCGAATGCGCCGGATTTCGTGACGCCGCGCCACGATCCTTTCCTGGCGAAACTGCACCACCAGCTCGCGCAACGCGTTCACCAGCCGCGGCGCCGCTTGCTCCAGGCGCTCGTTATTCGGGCCGAGCGCCTGCGTCCCAGGATCGTTCTGCGAATCAAGCCCGAGCGAAATCCCGCCGCCGAGCTGCACCGACTGCGTCGGCGCATTGCCGTCGGCCTCGACGGCCGCGCCGCGCTGCGTATCTTTCAGGATCGCGTTTTCAGACGTACTCATTTGCCCTCATGATCGGGAAATACAGCAGCTGTTACGACGAACTCGAGGCCGCATCCGTAGCGCTGCCCTTTAGGGCAGCACGCTTTCTTTTCCAGCAGAGAATGCCGACTAAAGCCCGCCGCTACATTCTGGTTAGGCTCGCTTCTGGAGCAATTGTCATCCTGAGCGGGTTTACGCCGTTAACCTGAAGAATCTCTATTTCGTGTCCCGCCAGAAAGCCGCCGCACACATAAGAGCTGTCATCCCGAGGAAGTTCGTCCGCGTGTCTTCACGCAGGCGAACGACGAGGGATCTGCTGTTGTTCTTTGTAGCCCAGGGCGCCCCGCTGTCGTTGGCGGGGGCCCTGGGGCTTTTGCCGGCGTCACTCTCCGCGCTGCCGTTGCGCACCGGATTGTTCGCTGGCCCGTGCTTCTCGCCCCGCCGCGATCTCCCGCGCTGCGGCTATCTGCGACCACGACCGCCGCCGTATCGGCGCGATCTGCGCCGGATGCGGCGGCGCTTCGATCGGCGCCACGCCGGCCGTGCCCAGCAGCGAATTCAGCATCGCGCGATTCTCGGTGCGCAGCCGTTCGATCTCCGCGCGCTCGCGCCCGATCTCAGCTTCGAGTTCCCGCACGTACCGGCTGCGCATCCCCTGCCGCAATCGCCCGAGCCAATCCATGATTTTGTCGAACATCAACGGCGTCTCTCCGCTAACCCTCTTCCCATGGCCTCAGCGGCCATGGCGCTGCGGTAGCAGCGGCCAGCGCATCTCTCGGCGCTCCTCGGCCCCATATTTCTGCGTCCAGATGGCCCGCGAAGTCGGATCGACGGCGCTGATGCGCTCGGCCACGCGCTGCTCGATTGGCGCACGCGCCGACGCGAGCCGCGACTTGAGCCCATAGCGCGCACTGTCTGCCGGATCGTCTCCGTCCATTTTCTGCACGTCTTCCACGTTCGCCGGATCGCGTATCAGCGTCGGGAGGCATTCGATCAGGTGCGTGCAATGATCCGCGATCAGCCATTGCCCCGCCTGCAGCATCTGGTACATCAACATCCAGCC